CTTGACACCACCGAAGAAGCCCGTGAGCTGCTCGATGGCGACCATGGATCCGATGAGCATGCCGAAGCCTGCCGCCATGGCCGCGAGGGCCTTGGTCAGATCCTTGGAGTTGATCAGGGACAGAACGACCATCGACGCTGCCAGGATGGCAACGGCGCCAGCGATCTTGAGGAGTGCGCTGGCCTTGATGTTCGTCTGCATGGCCTGGAGCGTGCCGGTCAGCTCTTCGAACGAGTCCTTGACCGAGCTGAACAGACCCCCGCCGACGTCGCCGGAGAAGTTGAAGTTCAGCCCGTTCTTCATGAACTTACGGAGAAGGAGCACGATACCCGCGAGCAGGCCCGTGTTCAGCGCGTCGAATACGGGGCTGTAGTCCCCGGACATGAACGAGTCTGCGATGGCCCCACCGATGTTGCTCAGTGCGGCACCGATCTTCTCTCCGAAGGAGCCGAGGAGATCCCCGATGCCTCCGAAAATATCGTTCAGCCGCTGGCCGATCTTCTCGAGCGGAGACAGAGCGTCGCCGAACCTCTGGACCGAGTCCGTGGCATTGTCGGCTGCTCCTCCATCGAAGCTGCCAAATATGCCGGCGAGCAGAGCGCCAAGGCCCTGCAGAAGACGGATCGGAACAGACAGAACCGCGCCGAGGGTGTCGAAGACGGCACCCAGACCCTCCCCGGAGGAAATGGCCTTGTCGAGGTTGACCAGGAAGTCACCGATGCTGGCTGTGAACTCGAGAATGCCACCCGACCCCGAACCGGCAACGCCGATGAGATCGAACAGAGTGCCCACAACCTGCTTCAGGATGGTCCAGCCAATATGGAGAACCGCGAACACACCGGCGAAGGTGCGCTGAAGATTGGCGGCAGTCTCCTCGCTCGGCTTGAGTGCTTCGGCGAAATCGACGAAGGCCTGAGTCATGGCCATCAGATCGCTGACCGTGGTGGGCGGGAAGACCTCCCGCCAGGCGTCACGAACGACGCCAAATATGACACCAACAGCCTCCCAGGCTGCCTGGATGCCTTCGATCAGCTTGGTACGACCGCCCGCTTCCTTCCAGCCCCCGAGCAGCTCATTGCGAGCCGAGGACATGGCGCCGATGACGCCGTTAATCGCGTTGCTGGCGGCGGTGAAGGTCTTACGAGCCTCCTTGAAGTCACCGAAAATGATCTGCCACGTCTGCGCCCAGCCGGAGCCGGCGACTTCCTTCGCGGTGTCGATGACGCCGCTGAGGGTCTTGACCTTGGTGGCAGCGTCGACAGCCGTCTTGGCCTGCGACTGGATGGCCTTGATCTGCTCCTTGCTGAAGCCCTGCGCCGCGAGCTGAGCGTCCGTCATGTCGCCGGTGAACTGCTCCAGCGTCTTGGTCAGGACCTTGCTCGAGAGCCAGGACTGCTCGCCAGGCTTTGCCATGATGGAGTCGCGGAACGACTGCCCATCGATGGTTGCGTTCTTCATCTTTCCGGTGAACTCAACCGTCTTGCCGTTGAGCTGACCCATATTCTGGGCCGTCTGCACCAACGCACGCTGGAAGGTGGAACCACCCATGCCTGCATTGACAACAGAGTTCCAGCCCATCAGGCTAACGCGGCCAGCCGCGATTTCCTGGGAGAGCTGGTACATGGCGCTCGAGGCCTGCTGGGAGTTCGAGCCGGAAAGGGCTGCCAGGTTGGCGATACCCTTGATGGACGAGGTCGCGGTGTCCAAGTCGACGCCGGCAGCCGTGAAGGTACCGATGTTCTTGGCCATCTCCGAGAAGTTGTAGATCGTCTTGTCGGAATATGTGTTCAGCTCCTGCAGAGCCTTGTTGACGTCGTCCAGGTTTGCGCCAGACACCTTGGTGTTGGCGAGAATGGTCTGAATGGAGTTCAGGTTGGTCTCGTACTCGTCGAGACCGGTCTTCACCGGGTCCACAGTGAGAGACTTGACCAGCGCAGTGCCGGTCTGCATCGCCTTGTTCGTGATATTCGTGAGGGCCGTGATCGCGATGGTCGACAGTGCGACAAACTTGCCGGAAATACCGGTGATGCCACCCTCAATAGCGCCAACACCCTGAGGGCCGGCGAGCCCCTGTGCGGCCTTCTGGACGTCCGAGAGACCCTGCTGCGTAGACGCAAACGGGTTCTTGATGCCGAACTTGCCCAGGACGGTCTGAATCGCGCCCAGACCCTTGGTAGCGGCCGAGCTTGTGCTTTCGAAGTTCATGGACTGCTTCAGCTTGTCCAAGGTGGACAAGGTCGTCGCCGCGCCCTGCTGGAACTGCGCGTTGTCGAACTTCATTGTGACGATTCTGCTGTCAACACTGCTCATGCCGTGGTCACCACCTTCCATCCCTCGGCTTCCATTTGGTCAAGAACGGGGGCGAGGGCCGGGTTGATGTAATCCCGACCCTCGACAAACCCACCGTTCCTCGTTCCGTGTCCGAACTGAAGCAGGACAGCGATGGGACGGCCATCCACCACATGGGAGTTACCCCAGATGATGCTCCAAGACTTTCCGTCCTGGACGATCTCGTAGTACCACGAGTTGGCCGTCTCACCGCTGTCCACCGGAGTTGCTCCAGCAAGTGCTGCTCTCCCCATCTCTCCGAAGCGGGACAGCTGATCGAACATGCTCGGACCAGCTGCCATCTTCTTGAGGAACGCCTCGGTGTTGTCGAAGGAACCGCTCGTTGAAACACTGATGGGCATGGCTCCTCCTTTCGAGGCGTTGTTTGAGGGAATTACCCCTCCGGGGAATTTTCGATCTCGGATTCCGGAGTCTCCTCCGGGGTCTCCTCGACCTCGGGCTCCGGCTCGTACTCAGCGAGCTTCTCGCGGAGTGCCTGGACCTCGAGGCGCGCGGCCTCACAGTCCTGGCGGAACCGGTCCATCTGGGCCCGAAGGACCACGACCCGGCGGGTCAGGTACTCGTTCTGAGACTTGCTCAGGGCGGCCTGCTCGGCAGATTCGGCAGCCTTCACTTCCTCCTGCGAGAACGTGATCTGCTGCTCGGGGGCGTTCTGGGTCATGATTCTTCCTTCCATTTTGACGAACTCGTACGACCTGGTCAGTCGACCAGGAAGGTGATCCCCTCAAGGGAGATCCAGTTGGTACCAGTTGCGGCGTCGGCGCCACCTGCGTGCAGGATGGCACCACCAGTCTGAACATCCAGACGGCCGCCAGCGTTGGCGAACGTCACAAGCGTGTTCACATCCATGGCCGGCGGGTTCGCCGAGTGAGTGTGAGAGTTTGCGGTACCGGTGGTGAAGGCCGCCGGGTTGTCCCCGGTGGCAGCGAATGAACGTTCCCTCTCCGAGACAATTGCCGAGAAGATCAGGTTGGCATAGGTGGGGCGGAACCCCACCGGGAGGGTGAAGATGGTTCCAGTCGTTCCCGTTGCGCCCTTGACGAGCCCACGGAGGAACACCTGGCTGCCAATCTTCCGGTAAGCAGCCGATGCATAGGGGGCGCCATAGTTGACCCACGGGCTCGTGAGAGCCATTGTGATCCACCCAGTGTCGCCGCCGATGACTGCCTTGCCGTTTGTGTCGACCGTCAAAGTGCCCCATCGACCAGCTCCGCTACCCAGCATCTGCAGGATCGGAAGACTGTCCGCGGCCAGGAGGCCGGCGCTCTCGATCCGCCCTGGGTCGGCCCCGGGGAAGTTGTTGAGCGCTGTGGGCTGACCCTTGATGCCGCCGGGCGGGTTTCCGCCGGTGGCGTCGGCCGAGATGATGATCGACGTAGAGACGATCGGCGAACCGATGTCTCCGATCTGCTTGAGAAGCGTCTTGTCCGTGGGCGCGACATTGCTGCCCCGCTTGAAGTAGAGACGCCACGTGTCCGGATCGTCCGCGTTTCCCGAGTCGTTGGTCTCGGGCATCGTGATCTTGAGCTTCGAACGGCGGTACAGAGTGATGTTCTTCATGGTTCCGACCGGGGTTTCGTGAATGCCCGTTCCGCCGGCGTCGGTGTCGGCGGCCGAAGCCCCGATCCAGACGGCAGCGTCGACAGATGTCCACGTCCAGTTGGTGTAGAAGGTCAGGAGACCCGCCGAGTCGACCGAGCAGAAGCTCGTGCCGTTGTGGGCCATTCCCAGAGCGGCACCAGGCTTAGCCCAGCACCGATATGAACCTTCATCATTCTGCAGAACACCGGTGCTTGAGAACACATACACCGTCTGGTAGTCATCACTGTTGACCACCCAGGAGTTTGCCAGGCCTGACTGCGACCCGTAGAGCGCAGCGTTCAAGCGGACACTCAGACCCGAAGCTGCCTCGAAGTTCGTAGTGCTCTGTGAGGCTGCATTCGGGAAGTTCGCCGCACTGCTGACAGTGAAGCGACGAACCTCGATCGTGCCGTTACCGCCACCGTTGTTCTGCACCAGCGCGTACTGGTTGGCGACCGTGTCGTAGGCCAGAACTGCACCTTGACCCTCGTTCCTGATCCAGGAGTTGGGGATCTTGTTGATGTACTGAGGATCCCAGATATACCACTGATCTCCCTGAAGGAAGAGTGCCGCTGTTCCGTTCTTGTCGTCGTTCCAGCAGATCGAAGCGTGAGTTCGATCGTTCCAGTCATCCACCCAGGGTCGACCTGTTGCCAGGTTGTTCTGGATGGTTCCGTCGCCGTTGAAGCGCCAGACCCGGAAACCATTCGACTTCTGCTGAATAACCGTGTAGTTCGACCACGTCGTGTCGTAGGTCATCGAAACGACCTGCGCCGGGTTGAACGCGAACGTTCCCAGGTTGTAGCCCGGGTTCGGCGTGTGCGGCGGAACCGCGGTGGTCTTGTTGAACTGGATCTGGTCCCAGACCTGCTGAAGGACCGGCGGAACCGACGGAGCCTCGACACCCGCGGAGAGCGTGAGCTCAGCCTCGGTGGCGATCGAGTTGTTGGTGCCGTGCATCGTGAAGTTGTCCCTCACGTCTGCCGAGAGAAGGTCGACATGCGCCTTCAAAAATGCACCATCAGTCGACGCTGTCGGAGCGTAGAAGATCGTCTCACCCTTGTCGTCCACCGTGTAGATGCCGCGGGATCCCATCTCGGAATATCCGCTGATGATCAGACCATCGTCATCCAGGTCGCCTGCGCGAACCACACCACCCATAACCACCTCGGCGGCAAGCAAGTCGCCAGTGAGGGCACCGACGTCGATCTGGTCGGCGGTGATGGTGTTGGCCTCGAGGAACTGCCCCTTGATGGTTCCGTCCACGATCAGCTTGGCTGCGTTCTTCTTGCGAACCTGGATCTGCCGAATGCGCATCTTCTGACCGTTGGTCGTCGTCTGCGTCACGTAGGCGTTGAATATGGCTCGAACACAGTTGGCGTTGGCCACCTTGATGGTTCCCTCGAGCTTGGTCCATGGCGTGTTCGGGGCGACCGGAATCGCCTCGTCCAAACCATTCCAAAGAAGACTCGTGCCTGCCTTGTCGAACATCTCGACTGCGAAGTTCAGCTGGAGCGTGTCCGTCTGAGCCGGGGTGTAGACCTCGGCCTTGACGTAGAACTGGTCACCGTCTGCGCACTCGAAATCGTGGTAGTTGTGCATGAACGACGCACGGTTCGTGGCCGTCGTGATCTCACCGTAGGGCAGCTCGCCTGCCGGGGCGACGCGGACGAAGTGGGCCGGCGTGCCGGGGTCCCACTGCTGGAAGAGAGGATCACTGAAGTCCCCATCCGGCGCATAGTTCGTCAGGTCACTGAGCGTGAGCTTGGTCGCTGCGATCGTGTTGGCGGCCACCTTGTCACCGGTGATGGTGAGGGCCTGGATCTTGATCGCGGTAACCGCGTTGGAGGCGATCTCACTTGCTGTGACGGCGTTGGCAGCGATCTCGTTGGCAGTAACAGCGTCAGCGGCGATCTTGCCCGCAACGACTGCCCCAGCCTTGAGTTCGGTAGCCGTGATGGCGTCAGCAGCGATCTGGTTCGCGGTGATCGTGTCGGTAGCAATATGCGCCGCCGTGATAGACAGCGCCTTGATCTCCGTAGCAGTAACCGCATCGGCAGCGATCTCCCGAGCCGTGATGGCGTCGGCAGCGATCTTCCCAGCAGTAACCGCATCGGCCGCGATGGTCGTGGCCGTAACTGCATTGGCACCGATCTTGCCCGCAATAACCGAGCCTGCGGCGATCTCCGTAGCCGTGACCGCGTCAGCCGCGATCTCAGAAGCCGTGATGGCGTCGGCCTGAATTTCCCGAGCCGTGATGGCGTCGGCGGCGATCTTGCCAGCGGTGACAGCGTCAGCCGCGATGGTGGTAGCCGTGACCGCGTTGGCACCGATCTTGCCCGCAATAACCGAACCGGCCGCGATCTCAGTAGCCGTGACAGCGTCAGCGGCAATCTCAGACGCCGTGATGGCATCTGCCTGGATCTCACGGGCGGTGATGGCGTCAGCCGCGATCTTGCCGGCAACAACCGCATCCGCCGCGATCTTGGTGGCGGTGACAGCGTTGGCTGCCAGCTCGTTCACCGTGACGGCGTTGGCTGCGATCTCGTTGGCGGTGATCGTGTCGGCGGCGATCTCGGCAGCCGTGATGGCGTTGGCAGCGATCTCTCGAGCGGTGATCTGGTCCACTGCGATCTTGTTCGCCGTGATGGCGTTGGCAGCAATATCGGGACCCGTGATCGGGAACTTGCCCTCGAGGGCGTTGACGTCACCTTCAGCGGTCGTGAGCCGGGTGTTGAGACCCGGGAGAGTGACCGTGTTCAGGTTGTTGATCGCGCCAGCGTTCGCCGAAATATCCGACTCAAGGCCGGGGATCGTGACCGTGTTCAGCGTGTTGATCGAGGCCTCAGCGGCGTCCAGATCGCTCTGGAGAGCCGTCAGGTCGATGCCAGCAACTGCAGCCGCCGTCTCGTCGACCTGAGTCTGGAGCGCGGGAAGAGTCACCGTGTTGAGGGTGTTGATCGCAGCCTCAGCAGCATCCAGGTCAGTCTGCAGCCCGGAAATATCGATCGCAGCAACGGCAGCCGTGTTGGCGTCCACCTGCGTCTGAAGGGCCGGCATCGTGACCGTGGTCAGCTCGTTGACCGCCGCGTTGTTGGCGTCCAGGTCCGAATATAGCTGGGGCAGGACGACATCATTCAGGTTGGCGATCCACTCGTAGTTCGAGTTGAGCCCGGCCTGGAGGTCGGGGATGATCACATCGTTGAGCTGCTGGAGCTCCTCGTCGTTGCCGTCGATCTGAACCTGAAGGTCCGGAATAACGGTGCCAGAGAGGTTGCTCAGCGCGATCGAGGCGGCCTCGGTCTCGGCGTAGAGAGCCGGAAGCGTCTCGTTCTCCCACTCCTCTTGCGAGGCCTGCTGACCTGCCAGGATCGCCTGGAAGGTCGACAGAAGAGCCGCTTGGGTCTCCTGTGCGACGGATACCTGCACCCAGCCGCCCATCATCTCTTCAATGGTCTCGGCGGTGAGGCTGGTTGCGGTTGCCATGGGCTCTCCTTTCTAGAACGAGTCGACTACGAACTTGCCCACATCCAGGTACTGGAGGGTCGGGGCAGCGATGGTGAAGCTGCCGTCATCATGCAGCTGGACAATATGATCCGGACCGGTGGCGGTGTAGGTGCCGTCACCGTTCTGCGTGATCCGAAGAGTCGTCGCAGCCTCGAAGAGGTCAACGAACTCCTCCGGAGCGGGGAGCCGAGGCTCCGCATCCGGTGTCCCATAGAGCCAGCCCTCGACGAGGTTCACCAGCTCGGGTGTGGTCTCTGCCGTGTCGATGATGAGACGGGAGGAAGGCCGCGCGCCGGGGATGTTGATCGCCGTTGCCTGGAGGTCCCAGGCAAAAATAGAGGGCGTGGGTGTAGCCCCGACCGTCGCCCAACGGGCGTCCGGCGGCTTGAAGAGGGCGTTGTAGACAATATGGATCCGGTCTCCTGCGTTGTGCGCAGTGCGGTAGGAGAGTCCGAAACGCTGAATCCCTGGGTCTTCAAGCTCGTCAGGATATGTGAAGGCCTGTACTCGAGCTTCGAAGTCACCGATCTCCTGCAGGATCACCAAGCGGCGTCCATCGAAGTAGGTGTCAAGATTCTGCGTTCCGGACGCTCCCTCGTCCACATTGATCAGGCCGTTCCAGGCGACGCCCTCTCCCTCACGATATAGAACAGCGTGACTCACGCCGTACTCGAAGCCATGAGGGAGGCTTGCCCAGTCCAGCCGCGACATCAGACTGCCACGCCAGGAAGGACGCCGGGCCACGCGTCATCCGTGAACCACATGCCGTTGAAGCGGTCACGCTTGTTCGTGATGATCGAGAGGTTGACGACGCCGGCCGACGAGACCGAAGTCGACTTCGCAGCCGCTTCGTTGTTGTCGGTGAGGGCGCCGTACAGGGTGAACTTCGGCCGGAAGCCGACGGGCAGCGTCATGACGTTCCACGAGCTACCGGCAGCCGGGGTGTCCAGGTCGAAATATACCTGGACGAGGTTGTTGAGCCGGCGGATGTTGGCGGTGTACTTGGCGGCGCCGGAAGGCAGAGCGACAGAGCTCAGCACGTTGCGCCAACCGGTGTCACCGACCTCGAGGATCCAGCCGGTGTTGTCGTTCTCGTCGACGCCGTGGGCCTTGAGCCAGCGAACCGCACCCGTGGTGCCGTCCAGCTGAATATAGGTCGACCCGACAGGTGCGGCGACGGTGCCCTGAGGCTGACCGACGCCTTCGAACAGACGACTGACCGACGAGACCCAGTTGGCTCCGTCGTAGCGAAGCATGTCGCCGACCTGAGGGACGGCGGGCTTCGGGATCAGGAGCGGGATCTGCTCCTGAATATCGTTGATGGCTTCGCGCTCCTCGTTGTGAGCCGCGACATGGGGATCGTCTGTGGAGACGGGATCCAAAGGCATGTGAATATCTCCTAGATCGGCTCGGTGAGCGGCTCAGTGATGAGGTTGGCCAGCATGTCGATGACCTCACTCTGTGTGGGAAGCGTGGGCTCCTGCCCATCGCGACCGTACAGATATGACTCGAGGTCCTCCAGCATGAAGCGGTTGACCAGCGTCGAGTCGATCACGAAGTGCGCCGTGGGCTTGAAGGTCGACGCCTCCGGTGGGACAGCGTTGATCGTCCACGAGCGAGTTGCTGGGGTGGGGACGCTGCCGGACACGGTTTGGTTGTTCCGTGAGGCCGGCGACGCCATGCAGTTGTAGACAATATGCAGCTTGTACCCGAAGTCGATGCCGTCGAGGTCGTTCCCAATGAGGGTCCTGTACGACAGGCCGAACGTCTTGCGGGGCTGCTGTGTCGCGAAGAGACCCGGCGACAGGGACTTGCTGCCATCGCAGGCAGCGAACTCCCGGGGCGACGAGTAGGCGTCCAGGGTTGCCTGGAAGTCCTCGTTCATGATGACGTCCAGGTACTTGACACCGTCGAAGTAGAGGGACTCCACCTCTCCACCGGACACGGACTCGTTGACCGAGATGATGCCGTTCCAGGCAACTCCCGGTCCCGTGCGAGGGAAAAGGACGCCGTGGCTGACACCGGTCTCGAACCGTCGTTCGCCGACGGGATTCCACTCAAGTCTGCTCATACGAGCGTCCTCCTTTCTATCCGCTGGTGCCCATCTGCTTCCTGCGCTCTGCGTTCAGGCGCTTGTTCCGAGCGTAGATCTCGGCCTTGGACATGGGCTTGGGCTTGGAGTTCTTGACGTTCGCGATCCTGATCAGAGTGAACAGCCGGCTGAGGTGCCAGGTCTCTGCGGGATGGAACGGAACTTGGAAGGCGCTCATCCAGTAGTAGATGAGCTCGGAAGTAATCGTCTCGCCGGACTTAGCCTCCGGCTGGATCTCATGGAACCAAGTGGCGGTCATCTCGGACGCCATGTAGTCCCGGATCGCCTCGACGTTCTCTTCCGAGAGCCAATTCAGCACCTCGCGGGGAACGTAAGTGCCGACGATCATGTGGTGAATGTAGGCCAAGGCCTCTTCACTGGTCTTCTCTGCTGGGCCGAGGAATGGTTTCTTGAATTCCGCTTCCCATTTTGAAAGGGAGACCAGAGAGTGCTCGAGCTGCAGCTCGAAGGCGTGAGGGTGAACGAACGTCTCGGAATCTTCATCCCAAAACTCGTCGCCCTTTACAGTAATGGTGAGCACTCTCTGGCCCCCTTTCATGATGTTGGTCAGACGACCGCGGTGACGATCTCGTAGACCTCTGCCGGCAGGGGCAGACGGGCCACGACAGCGGGGGCCACGGGGTCGGGCGCCACGGTGGCGTCCTTGCCGTACAGGACCTCCTCGATCGCCGCCAGGGCGGCTGCATCGACCTTGGTGCTGTCGATGGTGAGGTGGGCGGTCGGGCGGTACTCCTTGCCGGCGATGGTGCCGACGGCGACCGGAGTGGTCGACAGCTCCCAGCTGAGGCCCATGGCCTCGGGCGAGTCGTTGACGGTGGCACGAGCCCGCTCGGACGGAGCCGCGAGGCAGCCGTACACGAGGTGGAGCTTGTAGCCGGCGTCCTGACCCTCCAGGTCGTTGCCGATCAGCGAACGGTACGAGAGACCGAACGGCTTGCGGGCCTGCTGGCCGATGTAGACACCGGCGTCGAGCTCCGCGGAGCCGTCGAACTGCTCGAACTCGTCCGGGTAGGTGAAGGCCTCGACGGTCGCCGAGAACTCCTCCGCGGACACGAGGTTCAGGTACACCTGGTTGTCGGCGTACTGCTTGTTGGACTCAGCACCCGACGGCGACTCCGTGACGGTCGTGAGACCGTTCCACGGAACACCCGTCGCGTACTCACCCGTGACGTCGGGCACGTAGAGGACGCCGTGGTCGACACCGGTCTCGAAGAACCGCTTGCCGACCTCGTCCCACTTGAGCTTGGACATGGTTTTCCTTTCAGAAGAGGTTGAACACGAAGTGGTGGAGGTCATCTGCTACGTACTTGCGCTCGAAAGCACACCTCGGTAGCAGGGCAATCGCGTCCCGGATTACGGAATCCGGATCGGAATCGATCACCATGACTTGGTACCGCCAGTCATGACGGTATGGACGGTTGTCAGCGAACTGCCTCGCCTCAGAGTCGATGTCATACCTGATGCACGGGTACGACATCTCCGTGTTGGGAGGTGCCTGGAAGTAGACGTTCGGAGTCAACGACTTGAAGAAAGCGTGCTTCTCAGCCCGCCCCTTCGTCATTGTCGGCTCGTCGGCCATTGTAGACACCTCCCAACCGAAGAACGAGGCGGGGAGCTTCAACGGAGACGTCAGTGACATCCCACAAGCTCCCCGCCCAGTCGACGAATCTGATGGCGTGAAAATGTTCGTTGGCATACGCATTTGCGACGATGCTGATCGAGTTCCCCACAGTGAGATCGTTGTTCACGCTCTCCCCTTCTCGCAGTTGCCGGGTGTTCCGCAAGATATCGCCGTAGTACTGTTTCTCTACGATCGACTCTACGAAAACACCCGGCTTCTGCTCGACGGTTCCGTGGTTGTACCCGATAGCGCCATAGAACTTCGCCATCAGGGGACCTGAGATCAGGCCGTGTAGGCGAACGTCCAGTCGGCGTCCGTGTTGTGCGGGAAGTTGTAGCCCGCGTTCGGACGCGCCTCCACGTCGGTCGTCTGCGTGATCACGAGGTCACCCGCGGCCAGCTCGGTGTCGTCGAGCGGGTTGGTGACGTCGAAGTACTTCACGCCGGCGGTGTTCGGAACCGTGATCGTGTTGCTCTCAGCGTCGAACGCCGGAACAGCCGGGGTCACGGTCGTGCCCGAGGTCCGCTTGATGACGACGGCCGACTTCGCCTTGGTCAGCGCACCGGAGATGCGCGTCTCCAGCAGGTACTTCTGCTGGTTGTAGTCGATGTCGAAGTCGTCGAACATGGCCAGCTGGCCACCGCGGTCGGCACCGATGGTGTAGTCCGCCATGTTGACGATGACGCCGAGCAGGTCGGGAGTGTCCTCCATGACCTCGACGACGACGATCTCGACGACCCGCAGCGCCGCGGCCAGCTCGGCCTCGGTGTTGTAGAGCCGGCGACCGACCTTGTCCTTGATCAGGATCATGTCGGTGAGGATGTCGTCCGTGGTGAAGAAGGTCGGACGACCGGTGCCCTTGTAGTGCTTGCGGGCACGGAGAACCGACTCGATGATGCCGTCGGGGGAGATGTTCGCCGGCACGGTGACCGGGTGTGCGTACATCTCGTTGTCCCAGGCGATCGGGCGGATCTTCTCCTCGTCGATCTTGTCGTCGTCGTCGGGCTCACGACCGTCGCCGATGAGGATCGCACGCGCGAGCTCCTCCTCCAGCATGAGGCGCATCTCGCCCTTGAGCCAGACGACCACGTCGAAGTCCGTGATGTCGACGATGTCGTCACGGTCCAGCTTCTGCTTCTTGTAGACGGTGGTGGGCGTGGTCACGCGCTTGAGCAGCTTGATGACCTCGTCCTTCTTGAGGTTGCCCTTGACGTAACCCTTGGCTCGGGCCTCCTCCGCCGTGATGTCGGCGTGAACCGACTTGATGCGGGAGAACGGGCTGTGCTTGGCGCCGTCGAGCACCTTCGCCACCCACTCCATGCGCCGGCTGATGAACTCCGGCGTGGTCGTCACGTTCTTCGCGTCGGGGAAGAGCATGTCGATGTCGGTGATGCCGTAGTCCTCGGCGTGCGCGAGGAAGGACTCCTTGAAGGAGCCCATCTTCTGCGCGTCGTCGAAGATGGTCTTGATCTGGGCGTGGGACAGGGTCGGGCCCTCGGTCTTGGTCCCGTTGCCGTCGAACACGTTGCGCGACATGTTGTCGTTTCCTTCCTGGTGGGTGAGGTCGCCCTCGGTGATGGTGTCGGAGTGCTGTGCAGCACTGCCGTTGCCGGCCTGCTCGAGAGCAGTACCGATCATGTAGTGGACGACGTCCTTCTGCTTGTCGTTCAGGGAGTCGTAGACGTCCTGAACAGTCTCGTCGTCCGCGTGCTGCACCACAGGCTCCGGCTCCGTGACGGGCTCGGTCTGCGTGGGCTCCGGCTCCACAGGGGCCGGCTCCTCGGTCGGCTCAGGGGCCGACTCGGAGTGCTCGAGGGTGAGGCCGGTGTAGATGATGGCCTCGTCGTCGAGGGTCTCGATCTCGCCGTCGCTGTGCGCGAGACGGACCTGGTCGATGAGGGCTCCCGGATTGGCGCCCGAAAGCACCAGAGAGACCTCCCGGATGGCCCCGTGGAGGACGGCCTTGGCCTTCTCCACGAGCTGGTTGGCGTAGATGCTCAGCGCGGTGATGTCACCGTGCTCGACGAGCGTCTTCGCGTTCTTGCCCTGCTCCGAGTCGTTGAAGTACCCGTAGCAGTAGACACCGTCCTCACGGGACTCGAGGATCGCGTGTCCGAGCACGTTGGTGGGCTCGTTGTGAGCGTGCTGCCACACGAGCGGCACCTTCACCTTGTCCTGGTGCGCGAAAGCGTCACGAGTGATCGTTCGGCCGTCGGAGCACTTCAGACCCGCCTTGGTGGCGTAGCCGCTGAAATCGGCTTCCATTTTGACGGTCTCCTTTCGGTTGTGTGTCAACGGCTGTTCGATGCCGTCTGAGTGGTTGACTGGAACTGAGCGCGAGGCTTCTTCTGATGCTTCTGAGCATCAGCGATAGCTACCTCGAGCTTCGCTCGGATGTCTTTGGCCTGATCCCTCAGTGCCTCGACTTCCCGAGAAAGAGTCATGCCCTTCTCTTTCTCGTACTGCTCCTTGGAGGCCTTCCGCTTGTCCGCTTTCTGCTTCTCGGTGAGAGGCTTGTCCTTCTTGTCGCGGGTGTTGCGGTCAGCTTGCTCCTTCGGATCCGAGTCCTTCTGCTTGTCTTCCGAGGCAGAGATGCCGGCACGGCGCTTGGCCTGCCGGACTAGGGACTCGAGGGCATTCTTGAGCTCCTCGATTCGTCTTTCGAGTTTTGCCTTCTCAGCTTCCAGCTGCCTGCGGCGTGACGCTCGCATCTCGGCATTGGACTTTGGTCGGGCGTTCTTGCCCTCGTTGCCGGTGTCGTGCGAACTTGCTGCACGACCGATTGTGGCCTGAGAGGCTGCGGGACGACGACCTTTGAGCTGGCGGGTTCGGAGGTAGTACTCCCTGGCCTTCTGGGGATCGTAGACGGTGGCGTGCGCAAGCACGTTCTCCACCAGCTCCTTTCCCGCAGAGATCAGGGCTTCCTCATCAGGTGCTTGCACCATTGCCGAGGGCCTCCAAACTCTTGAATGCGTCGTCCAACGCACCATTGATACCTTCGAAGGGATCGAAGTCATCCGGCTCTGCCTCCACACCGGAGGCCGGAGCAGGGGCCGCCGGGGCGACTGCAGGATCGAGTGGAGCCGGCATGTTGCTGTTACGCAACTCGTCGGCCTTCGGATCCTTCGACGGCTTCATCCCAATGAAGCCACGGAACTCGTTGGAAGTAACGATCTCGTTCCGGGTGAACTTGTCTGCGATCTCGGCGAGGACCGACATCGGCACGATCTTGAACAGGTCGATGAAGAAGTCGACGGACTGACCCTGCGTGCGGGCAGTCTTGCTGAGGAACTTCCTCTTGATCTCCTGCACCATGGCGGTGAGGAGAGGGTTGATGGTCCGGTTCATGTAGTTCAGCATGGCCGCTTCCTCGGCCGTGCCAAGCATGATCTCCGGAGTTAGCCCCATCTGACTGTAGAGCAAGTCAGTGAGGACCTCGACCTGCTTGAGCAGGTTGTTCTCGGCAGGACGGTTGAGCTGCGTGATCTTCTCGGTACCGTCCGTGTAGGCGATGCCGTACTTCGATCCCTTGAGCTGAACCTCGATGTCCTGTCGACGCTGCTCCGCCTGCTTGCGGCGGCTTTCCGACTTGATGACGTACGGGAGCTGGATGATCATGTCCAGCTTGCCGGAGCTCGACTGCTCGTCGACCAGGTCCAGAAGCCCGAGCTTCCGAATAAGGCGCTGCAGTGTGGAGTTCGGCTCGTTCATCACCGTGTAGAGCGGGTTCTCGACGATCGCCACGGCAGACTTCGCCATGGTCACCTGCTCGCGACGGCCGGTCTGATCGTTGTAGAGGTCGATCCGGACATGCCGGGGGAACCACTGAACGATGCGACCAACACGCCAGGTCAGGATGTTGACGCTGCCGCCGCCTTCGGGATCCAGGTCGGTGTCGACCGGAACGATGGCGATACAGCCCTCGTCGAACATGGTGAGGTAGGCATCGATGAAAAATGCCTGGGCAGCCTGATCGATGTTGCCCTCCAGCTGCAAGCAGTTCTGCAAGCCGCTGCCCTTCATGTCCTCCTTGAAGCGCCCCTCCTCGTCCAGACGGATATGGCGGATGTCAACAGACGCCAGGTCCAGCGCCAGCCGAAGGTAGATGGCCGAGATGATGGACCGCTCGTTGGAGATATGGAGACGCACCCTGTCCGGGCGGGAACCGTAGGCCGCCCCCATGTCATAGGGGCGCTGTCGGTAGGTCTCGTTCTGGTCAAGAAATGCGTTCCAGGCGTGCTTCAGCTGTCCGAAAACGCTCATGGTCACCTCCTTTCATGTCTGTTTCGACGAGGGATCAGCTCTTCTGGGACTCCTTGAGCCTCTGCTGGGCAGCGGCGTCCTTGAGCTGGCGGTTGACCGAAGCGCGACCGACAGCAACGCCGATGGCGGTCGGCGGGGCGGCGATGGCGAGCATGGCGTAGACAGCCTTCTCCCCGGTGGTCAGGCGGAAGGCGGTCTGGCGGTCGGGGTCGGAGAGGGTCTTGATCTTGAGGTCGCCGATGGCCTCTTTCCGGTCACGACGGGACGGAAGCGCGACCTTGTCCTTCTTGATCGCCTTCCGCTCCTTCTGGTAGTCGCGGTTCTTGATCGCCAGTCGAGCGCGAGCGTCGTGGATGTCGTTGGAACTGGGGCGATCCGCATTGGTCACACCCCACTTCATGCCCTTGACACCGTAGTGCTCAAGGGCTTCCTGCGGAGTTGCGAACTCCTGAGTTGCCTGGGTCATTCGAAAGCCTCCTTGTTGGCCTTGTACGCGACGTAGGCGTCCATCAGAGCAGATACGTTGTCGATCTTCTCTTCCTGACGCTTCTTGTAGAGCTTGCGGTTACCGTTGGTGTCCACGATCGTGATGGCGTTACCCATGCAGAAGGCCATGAGGATTTGGTCGAAGATCAGCATCCGCTCTTCGGAGAGCTTCTTCAGCTCGCCGAGCGGAACCGACTCCGTCCTCGCGCCCTGGATGACCTTCTCGATCCCCCAGTCGCCGTTCTCCTGCCGCCAACGCTCGATGAACTCCTTCGCGTTGTACGGGTCGTAGCCAACAGCTGAGACCTCGAACTCCTCGGCGTTGATGTAGGCGTCGAGATCGTCGTACACCTCCATCATGTCGAGGACTGTGCCCTCGAGAACGTGGAGGCTACCCTCGGCGATGAACTCGTCATACTTCTGCCGCATGGCCCCGGGGAGCTTCATGAGCGTGAGCGACGAGATATAGCTGCGGGTCTTGATTCCGAACCGTCCCCGACCCAGAGGGAAGAGGAACGTGAAGGCACAGAAGTCATCACCCTGTGAAAGGTCCACGCCCATGGCGCAGGGCATCTGCCAGAACTTCTGCGGCCGGTGAGGAACTGTCTCTTCGTAGGTGAAGAAGTACGTGAACCCCTCCATGGGGATTCCGAACCGCTTCGCCAGGATGTCGTTGCGCGAGGCAGGGGCCTTCTCGGCCCTTTCGACATCCAGGTGGTAGGTCTCGTAGCTGACGGTCTTCCCGATGTTCGGGTTGGCCTTCAGCCACATCTCAGGCTGTCCCACCTCCTCCAGCTCGTCCAGCTTGTAGTGCCAGATCGAGATGTGGGGCGCATTGTACTCGCCCTTGAGGATCGAATGTAGTTCCATTTTGATGGTGTCGCCAGCACCTGCTCGGACGGTTCCTTCCGAGCTCACGGCGATGATGAGGTAGTCGTCCACCTTCGATGCGCCCTGCTCAATGGCGCCGATGACGTCCTCTCGGATGTCACCAGACAGCCACTCATCGACAGAGTTGATCTTGGTACGAAGCGACTGAAGCTTGTTGATGGACATCGGTCGCACCTCGAGGAGTGAACCGGTGAGGAAGTTCTCGATGCCCTTCTTGGTGGCCACCAGCTTCTGCCGGAGGGCCCTCGATCCAGTGGTGTTCTGGAGAGATCCCTCGGTGAGGAACCTGAACAGAGGTCCCCTGGCCCGCGTGATGGCGGTCCGAATTGGGGACATCACCTCGTCGGCCTGTTTCATAGTCGGCGCAGTGGTGATCTGGTGGGTGGTGCTGGTGTCGATGTTGAGGAAGTAGTTCTGGATCAAGGAGACGTACATCGACTTGGCGGCTCCTCGGGCCACGATCAGGTACTGCTTGTTGGTCAGCCGCTTCTTCACCGTCTTGGTGACGTACCGGCCTCCGTGGTTGTCGGGGGTGGGTTCGTAGACCTGACGCTCTACGAAGTAGTACCACCCGAAGATCTGCTCGGCCCACACCTTGAAGATCGGCAGGACGTGGAGGTCACTGCCGTCGGTGAGGGTGCACTCCTTCTCGCAGAAGCGCAGGAACCCCTCGATCGCCTGCTCGTCGTACCAGATGTTCGGGTTGGCGATGAGTGCATCGATGCGGTTCATCTCTGCAGCGATCTCCCGGTTCACCGGGATGTCACCACGAACTACCGCGTCACGGAACTGACCGTAGTAGATCGGAACCGCGTCAT